TCTCTATGATGGAGACCGAGCCGCTTCGCGCACCGGAAAATCGCAGAGATCGCATTCCTCAGGTGCGTCACTGTCTGCGCGGAGAGGCCCTGCTGGTGAAAATGGGCCAAGACCCGCTCAACGTCATCCGGCGTGATATCGGCTAAGCGTCTATCTCCGATAACTGGGTCGAGCTTGCGCCAGAGATATTCATAGTGTCGCCGCCCAGCAGGTTTAAGCTTCCATAGATGATAGCGGCCAAACCTCTCATTCCAAAAATCCCGTACAGTCATCAGTGTTTCGGGTAGCAGCACACGCCGGTCAAGCTCGCGCATCAGTGGATCGACTATCTCTCGGCGCACCTGCTGTTCAGACTTGATCGCGCTCGGCCCCTCGCACCGTGCGATGGCGGCGCACTTCCGGACGGCGATGCTGTTCCCCTGTCCGTCCACCCGGTACTCGCGCCATTCGAGGATCCATGAGCCATGACGCCGATACAGATATCCCCTCTGCTGCCTCCGGCGACGCGCCATATCATATACCTCGCCCTACCAGGATATCGGATAGCAGCCGATCGGAATAGTTTCGTTTTTTGCAAAACTTTGTTCCTGGTGTTGTGGGTGGCGGTAAACCATTGGAAAGAAAGGAGAAAAAGTCCAAAAAAAAACGACAAAAAGTATTGACGGCGCGTCTATATTGTGGCATGATGGGACCATGGATGTCATAGAATACGACGATATTCAGCCGGGGGATCTGATAGATCGGGCAATTCAGATACCTTTCAAGTATGCCCGGTGCTCCGGGCTTTGGAATCTGTCCGGTGCACCTAAAGCACGGGCGCACCAATCCGTCGAGGTAGGACGACGAGAAGCGCACAGGCGGTTCGCTCAGATGGCGCGCTTTACTCGTCGCTTATGTAGATATATAGCTCGCTACGGATATTACGTACATGCCATATGCGGATGGAGTGAAACACATGGCATGTACGTGGACGCCTGGATTCGTAGTACCACAGGACCATTTTTGGGTCAAGTGCGAATCACGCCCAGTACGATTGGGGTTCCGCGTAGGGATCTATTTTACCCTACGCCGTATAGCTTACGTCCCCGCGCAGATACTACGTGGAAGGAATTGATGTCCATATGGCAATCAATTAATGAGATGGAGGCAAAAGAGGAGAAACGACAATGGCTCGTTACAGGATGAGTGATGGGGTTGTGGTCGATACAGATAAGGCCACACGTGCATGGGAAGAAGCCAGAGATTGGAATGGTCAAAATTGGATCAGCCGGAACACGAGGTCTCAATGGACGCATGAGACACTCTATCGCAGCCGCAAGGGACGGTACTATCTCGTATACTCCAGTCAGTGGCAAGGGAGCACGCCAAGCGCTGAATGGGTCAGCGAGAAGGAGGCGCTGAAATGGCTGATTCTTAACGATAAAGACCTTCCTGCCGAGCTTGAAGCGCTCGCTGAACAGTTCACGGAGTGAAAGCAGAAAAAGGAGGACCAAAATGACAAGCGAGAAGCTGACGATCTGTGGAAGGATGGGTGGATATGAGCGCAAGGTATAAGATGTGTCGAGAAGGCCCTGGACGGTACGTCTTGTACCGTCCGCAGGGTGGTTTTATTCGTCTGGAGCGGGCCGCAAACCCGCACTGTTATCCCTATAGGCGATGGGTAGCGACCGCTCCGGGATATTATCGAACAGACTTTACATTGCGCAGTTTAAAGCGCAATGTATTAGATGACATGGAGCAGAAAAAGGAGGACCAAAATGACAAGCGAGAAGCTGACGATCTATAGACGATACGATTATCAGCGGGGTTTGCGCCTCGAGATCCGCGCCAATTGGGCCGATGCATCCAGCCCGATCGAGTACCGCTGGAGCAGCCGAACGGCATCCGGGGTATGGGTGCCGGTCGCCGATTGGGATGCGACCGTATATCAGGTAGCGCATTTCGCCCACAGCCATCGGGCGGCCATGCGGCAGGTCTGGCAGCATGGGCAAAACGCGTAATCTTGTCGGTCTCGTCTTCACCCGACTCACCGTACTCCGGCTGGCGGGTCAGCGATCTCACCATGCACTATGGCTTTGCCGCTGCACGTGCGGCAAAAAAGTCGTAGTACGTGGCTCATACCTGACGTCCGGCAGAGTCCGGTCGTGCGGCTGCCTGCGTTCCGATCCCGCCGTAAGATCTGCGGCGGCCTTGCGGATTCCGAAAAGCACCAGAAGTGCTCATGCCAAAGCGGCTGCCCTGGCCCGATGGAAGCATCAGCGCCAGTATCCGGAATCGTGCGCTTAAAATTCAGCCGTTCCGCGCCTTTCTTCTGTTCCGTGACGGATCAATGGTGCGTATTGAGACAATATTTATGCGGGGAATTGTGAGCCAGAATCGGCCCTGCTCTCCTCCATGGTCCAGCTCCATTGCGATGGTAACAGAATCGTCATCCTGCTTTGCAAGCCACCCTACGGATTCCAGCTCTATGGGACCGTGCACGTCAGTAATTGATCCATCGGCCACTTGATAGTTTGCGTCTTTCCATCGCACAATGGCAATCTTCATTGCTCTTCCTCCCGCAGCCAAAAGCACTTGGTCAACGAGCGGTGCCCGCGAGCATCATAGGCCCATTTTCTCCCAGTCTCCAGTATGCCCTTGGAAACCATTACTCTCAGTTGCTGAATAGCAGTTGGATACTCAAGGCCGTACCTCTTTGCGTACTCCGCAGCGGTAAAAGAACGATCAGGGTAGGGATTGATCTCCCCCAGCACCTTTTGGCGGACAGCGTCGAAGCGTTCCCATGGAGAGGACTTACTTAGCTTCCCACTCATCGCATTGTTACCTCCCAGTGGCCGTTTCGGTCAAGTATGATGCGTCCCATCATGGTATCGCTCGGACTCATGGCAGCCGCCTCGGCGTAACTATTCCAGTAGGCCAAGAAACTTGAGCTCATAATTCCGGCGATCTTTTGGAGCTTGATTTTACCGCGATGTCTGCGCTGACGCCAATCGAATAGCACCATTGCGTCATGTAAGTGGCCCACTAAGTAGCATGTTGAATCAGCCTGTCCCATAAATCGGTGTAACATCTGCGCCTTTGCACCCTTGGTGCGTGCGCCTCCGCTTCCATGCCAAACGCTGATGCGAAAGGGCCTGTGATCGCCATACCATACATCAAGCAGTTGCACGCCTCGTGAGTATGAAACTCCGAGTTGCTTGGCAATTAGCCGCCCTACGTCTCCGAACGTGCGCATCGTCCTTCGCTCGTGATTTCCTCCAACGTAGCCCAGTAGACGGTTATCTTTGGCCAATGGGCTTAATAGCTCAATTACGCCTGATACCTGGTCAATCGGCTCGCCGGTATTCTCATATGGAGAGCCTATACTCAGCACTGTTGCTGCATCTATAAGGTCGCCTCCCAGGATGACGTAACGATAATCGCATGATAGGATCCAGTCCAGGTAGGCCAGGAACCGCGCAGTCATGAAGTTTTTATGCCCATATTGCAGGTCCGTAAGGTGGCTGATTTCAATGTGATCTGCTTTGCTCTTGCGCAGATCAACATTGACTAGCTTGGTCTCATCATTTTCCGCGTGCAGATGAATAATTTGGGGCGCAAATGCGGCGATCCGGGCCCGAGCGATTTTTGACCAGTCAGTCATTCGCCTAGATCGGTCTTAACCAGGGCACCACACGCACCCCTGGCTTGGTCGGAGGGGGCAGTTGATAGATTTGGCATAATGCAGATTCTACGGCTGAGATAGTCCCGGAATCGGATGCCGCCAGTATCGCAAGCGCAATAGCAACAGCAGTCTCGGAGGCCGAAATGGTCCCAGAGTCAGACGCCAGCAACGTCTGTAACACCACGGCAAGCTCTTGTGCTGACAGTGTGCCTAGATCTGCCGTGCCTGCAACCGCGGCAATCTGGGCTAGGTCAGACGCCGAAAGCACCCCAGCATCGACCAATGCTGACCATAGGGCATTGCCGCTGCTCTCTGTCCCTGATAGTGCGCCTGAGTCCGAGACGTTCACCGCCGTTATTAAGCTCAGTGCTTCTTGCGCCGATATCAGACCTGAGTCAACGGCCGATAGAAGTACAAGAACAACCGTGCTTGCTATCTCTGCCGAATTCAGCGCCCCAGAATCTGCCAGCGTCATGGCAAGCAGATTATTGGCCGCCTCTGAAACCGACAAGCTCCCGGAATCAGAAAGCGCTGATGCCAATGCGTTTGTGGTTACTTCGGCACTTGAAAAACTGCCCGTATCGGAACCCGATTTTTGAACTGGGGCGGGGGTATAAACGACAACCAATTTGGGGTCCATGGATGTTCCGTTCACGCCGGAAGAGTACATTCCGAAAGTGGACGAAGCATTGCTTGCCCATGTGCCCTGAAAAGTACCCGTCTGATCCCAGCCCAAACGGGCCCCAAACTTACTCACTCCTGCTTTATTTATGTTAGCTATGCCATCCCCGTTTAGGGTAATGGCATTATAACAGCCAGTTGAGATGGAATCATAGGCGATAGATCCAAGCGAGGTTGACCCTAGACATTGGAAGTCAGAGGACGAAAGTGCTGTGTTCGACGCGGGATTGCTCGTTACAATTTCGAGAGAGGTAGAGCCCAGATTATTGTACTTACTATATATATACAAAGACAACGTTGCTGAAGAGATAGTAACGCTACTGCCGAGGGCTGATGTATCGAAAAGGAAGATGCTCCTGCACAGGTCGGAGAACTGATTTTGGCTGGACGAAGCAGTAAGATAAAGATCAAGGCCGGCGCCAGAGTCATCTGCGTAAGTCCCCTGTCCTTGCCTTATTGTGCTGAACGTCTCGTCAACACCGCTGCGGCGTATCTCCCCGTCTACCGTCGTCGTCTCCGGATCCGGGTCTGGATAGCAGGTCAGAGTATCAAAACCGAATCCCAGTGCTGGACGGAATCTATTTGGGATTAGACAATCCCATCCATGTAAGAGCCACCATAGCGGCCTGAGGGAAAAATACACACGCTTTGAAAATTTCCAGTGCGTGTAAAAAGTAGCTTGTGCCTCAAGCTTGCCGGTGGGAACAACGTAGCGGTTCGGGCCGATGGAAATGATATTTCTATCGTCATCTATGCGCAGCAGCGACCGCAGAATGCGCCGGAATGGTCCATTCAGCAGTCGCAGGAGTAGCGCTTGATGCCGGCGAAACCATTCCTCGTCAAACGCTCTCCAATGCTCACATCGCTGGGATGACATCGAGTGCTCTCTTCAGCGCTTCTCTAGAGGCTAAGGCGGTAGCTAGCATATTGATCTCGTTGCGGTCGAGTGGCTTGAATTGTTCCAGCATTTTTTCCGCAATCAAAGTGCGTGCGCCAGGCGGAACAGTATAAGACATGGACGCATCTGTTGCGGCCCCGGAAGCTGCGGTGACTAGGCTATCATCGAGCAAATATAGCCGCACCAGAGCGCGAGTATAATTTTCGCGTTGGTCGATCCATGCGAATTTGACTTCGACCTTCATGTTAGTTTAAGCACTTATACAGAGAGCGTTATCGTCACGGTAATCTGCCAACTTTGGGCCGAAGTCTTTGTGCCTAAACTCTCCACTTTGCGGTTCAACATGGTTCCGCCGCTCGAGGCGTTGAACACACCCCACTCGTTCCATGCCCAATTGGCGTCTCCAGTGCCGAAGGTCGACCGGAATGTCAGCACGTTCTGCGAGATTGTAGGATACGAGGTATCCATGGCCTTGCGCAGTTTGTTGGTCGAAGCCTGTAAGTCGGTTTGCGTCGCCGCGAATGCAGTGCTACTGTCGCCTACTCCGATATAGCTATTGGCATTATTGTATGGCGTGATGCTATTCCCGTAGACCGCACTCACCACTAAGTCTCTGAAGGCATTCGTAAGTCCCATCGTCTATCTCCTCGTCAAATTCTTCTGTAGTTACTTCTATCGGTTGTTTGTCTGGCGAATACTCACCAGCAAACTTAGTCAGTGTACGCTTGATGTGTACCTTGATTTTCCGCTGTTCTTCAGGCATTAGACGTTCCTATCTTTACATTGGGCCTAAAGCGTCCACGGATCTCAGCTTCGATAGCTTCTATTTGCTTGCGCTTTGCTGTGACTACCTCATCCGGCTCGGCCATCAAATGCTGCTGAAAATTCATGCTCAGAATCTCAGCGATGAAATCAGCCAGGCTAGGGAACATCGGCTCAATCAGCGTACTGCCGTCGTCTTGTACCTTCGGCGGCTTTGTCATTTTTTTCGTCACGTTCCACAACCTGTTAGCAATTACATCGTCGATTTCTATAGTTACTTGCATCGTGCTCCTTTCATTATGAGTAACTCGTCAGTAGGCCGCGGCGGAAACCTAACGTTCCGGTGCTGTTATCCGGCTTCAAGTAAGAAATAGTTACGGTTTGACCGGCATATCCGTCGGCCTTGATGCTCATACATCGAAAATCAATATAAGGATCGGAGCCGTTATCGAGGCTAAAAACGATTCGCCTGTCTAGCGATAGTAGCCCCAACTGGCCCGTAACGCTTGAGGCATAAACGTAAACTATAAAGCGTGAGCTCATCGTGGCATCGCCCCATGCCTCATAACCCGCATAGCTGGAGGTCCGGTACATCCTAGCTTCCGGGTAACGATTGTTCTCAACGTTGCTAACTACTGCTACCTCTCCATCCTCAAGCCAGCTTTCGCCTCCGCCGGTCGCAGTCGAATAAGACCGAACGGCCGCATAGCCACTTGTTGTTTTCATTTCGGCAGAATATGTGCGACTTCCATAAGTGCCGGATACGGTTATCTGAGCCCCGTTGATTGATAGGTTTCCGCTAGAATCAGCCACCAATGGCGCATTGGACTTGTCCGTGCCACCGACGCGCAGCGTCTTAAACCAGCCGCCCTCGTAACTACTCTCTACGCCGATGAATCCAATCTGTTGGCCCGAGGCATTGTATATACCGAACTTGCCTGGCTTGCTGCCACCGCCACCGACAGAGATCTCTGTTGCATTTAATTTTGCGGAACTGATTGTGCCGGTTACAATCAACGAGCCATCCATTGCCCACACGCGGAATTGACCGCTCGAGATGGTGAAGATATTAGGGTCATAAGTAGTGGCCTTAGCTTTACTAAAATCCAGCTGTCCGGCACTCGTTCCGACGATAATGTCCTGGCGCGGAGTTACGTAGGTTGAGATGCTATTGGACCTGCCATTCACATCATAGCTAACAGCATATATACTGAACGTTTGAGCGAACTGTTTTGGTGTTAGCTCAAACGTGACTGGTGACTGCTTTGCGTCGACCCGGGTCGGAAACGTCATGCCGCCATCCTCGGTTGCACGGATTTGCACGCCGCCCCAGGTCGGATCGGATGGAGGTATAAATGTAGCAGTTACAAGCGCAACATAACTTCCATCGGCCGTTGTAGGATAGGAAACGCTTACAGAAAAGCCAGATACATTCGACGTATATTCAGATCCAGCAGAACCTAGACTCGGAGATGGCAGCGTAAGCGTATAGGAAGGAGTTATTCCGCTCTGGTATGTATTCCGCCTATTGTTGGTATCGACGCTTAGCGCATAGAATGTTACATTAGATGATGTCGTCGGAAAAGAGGATGTTTGCCATTTGAGAGACGTACCACGTTCAAAGCCGGTGACTTGAATGGTGGTTCCGTCATACCAATTGGCAAATATGGCCACACCACCAAATCGAACGTCGGACGGATTGGTCCAGGAAAAATTGATTCTCAGAACCTTCTGCCCATCCGCATTTGTTGAATACGCTGGAGTCGCGACAGAAGCGCTGAATCCAGTGACAAGCTCGCAGTACTCTTTGCCTGTCGTGCCGCCGAGGCGAGAGATGGTAAGCTGGACCATCGGAGTTGTTCCGGGAATAATGGGCGCCGTTGTTCCGTCGCCAAAGACGGGAGTCGCATAGATCTGAACGACCTTTGTTGTTTCAGGTAATGGCCAGGCGTCAGTTCTGAAACTATGAGAACCTTCTCCCTCGATGGCAAGCACGACATCATCGTCCGTCATCCCGCGCATGATTATTTTTACGGCCTTGTAACGCGGGATTGGCGCATTAGTCCAGGAGCCTGCGATGCGGAACAATTGATCGCCGCTTTCACTTACCTCGATCAGCACAGAGGCCGAAAATCCAGATACATAATCGGATTTCGAGAGGGTGGGTAAGTCAACAGATACTCCGGTGGGGTTCCCATTGGAGTCAGTGTTTGGCACGCCGAAGCGGCTCAGGCTCACTGCAATTATCGACCAAGTCTGAGGCGGATCAGGGACGCTTTCGAGCCCAATGGCAATAGTGTCGTAATAGGCCTTTACGTTGTCAAACTGTTCGAATAACGTGGGCGTGATAGTTCCTGTGGCCTGGCTATATTTGTATCCACCGGAACCGTCCGGAGTCTTAAGCCATATCTGTACGCCGCCCCAGTTCGAGGTGTCGAGTGGCATAACACAGCCCCAGTCGATGAGCATCATCTGCCGCTGGCTATCCCAATACATGGTCGATTCGAACGTGCCATCTCCGTTCGATTTGCCAGCTTTGAATATGAGCACATCAGGGGCCGATCGGAAGTACGCCTCATTACTGACCGGCTCCGCAGGCACATCGGCGGGCTTTGGACCAGCATCCACGTCATACATCGAGTCAGTGGTGGTGCGTCCCTGGATATCGATCGAGTAATCCTTGTTCAGCCGCCAGGATGTAACACGGAACTCTCCACTGCCGCTTGGCATGGAAGGATGTGTCATTGAGCAGACCATGCCCGGCTCGGTGTTGAGGGCAAGCACGGTAGTCTTGAATGAGATTTGCCGTGCGGCCTTCCACTCTGCCAGTGTAGTTCCGCCCAGCTCCTCGCGCAGCCGGGTTGTGACTATCCGCGCCGCCTGGGACTTCGAAGCAGTACCTGAGAGATTGACCGTGGATTTTAAGAACAGCGGGCCGGCTCCGCCACCAAGAAATGTCGCGTGGTCTATATCATACAGCGAGATAGAATTGGCGACGAAATTGAACTCCTCATCGGCGAAGTTGGCGGTCAAGTGATTAAAGCTGGGCTTGAGCGGAGAAAGCTGAAGGCTCTGGAACAATATATTTCCCTCGGTAAAGGCCTCTAGGGATGAAGAGTTTATGCGCACGCCCAATTTCAGCTTTCCGAATGCAAACGTGTAGTAGCCCAGGCAGTTCATGAGCACTTCCTGGAGCCAGTCGCGAAGAGGCTTTTCTTCCTGAAGTATGCCCCGGAACTTAAACTGTGTCTCGTAGCCCGAACCAACTAGCTTTGAAACTTGCTGATCGCATATCTGAGCAGCAGCAATAGCCGCATCCACATCGAAGAACTGCTCGCATGTAGCAGCATCAGCAAATTGGAGGCCACGCGCACGTAGCAGCATATTAACCGCAATCCAAATAGGATTGGTCAAAAGCTGCCGTGAACGCGTGCCTGGCGCCGTCCATACCCAGCCGCTCATTCCAGCGGTCACTACTGCCTGCATCTGGTGCTCAGAGAGTGGCGTAGGCTGGAAGCCCTTCTGATCAGTGCGGCGAATTTCAATGAAGGCTGTTCCAGCAGCGCGCTCCGGTCCCCAAACTTGAGGCGTCCCCTGCCCCAGAGAGAACGAATCCGGATTGGGGTCATTGCCTAGGCTGGTGCGTAGACCCATACTGCCGGGGCCGTGATTTGGTTGGTTGTCAAGCAGATGCCCAGTTCCATAGGCTCCGATCGGACCGGCACCGACGATTCCCAAAGCATCGTAGAAGTCACCTTCCTCGCGCCCTGCCGCTATCTTGCAGTTCACCGGCATCGATGAGTCGGTGTATATTTCCGGCAGTACCTGATCGTAGATCGAGTCGGCTATCAGCGAAACGCTGGTAATCGTCGAGCGTCCCCAGCCCCATACGCCCGTGGAATTGTCCTTGATGCGCACGGCTTGCGGGTCAGCGACTATCCCCCCAAAATAGTTATCCATGCCATGCTGGCGGCAGCCATTGGGAGTATCGAAGCCCTTATCGCAAGACGTATCAGGACCGACGTATGGGCAGGCTGGGCCCTTGAATTGCTTCCAGCAACTGCGTGAGATTTTTCGAACTGGATATGGCAGATTTAGTTCGTAGAGCCCGTCGGCAGCTGTGACTTTAAATTCAGGACCAGAGTCAAGCTGCCAATCAACGATATTGCCCTTCCATAGGTCAAGCTTAATGCCAGTGCCAACGTGAAAGAGCGAGAATTCGATCGATGCGCGATATAGGTCTACGTCATTAACGAGATCGCGCATGACTCGGTCAGCATTGCCGAACGTGAATTGCGCCTCATCAGATTCGCTGCCGATGGATTGCGAAATGCCGTCAAATTCAAGCAAGCGTGCTTGATAGAGTTGACCGCCCACTATGCATCGCCGGTCTGATACGAAGATCGCCGGATAGCCGGATTGGAGAGGCTGAATCTTTACCAGCGGTATAATTTCTTGTACTTGGGCAAGAAGGGCCTGCTGGAGAGATACTGATGGGAACCTAGTTACTGTAGAAGTCACCGAGTAGGTGGGAGTGCTGGAGGGGACCTCTATTAGCGTTACACCGATTGAACAGGCCCAATCGGCGACCATCTCCCAGGATAATGGTTCGTTGGCAAAGCGGCAAATACATTGAGTAGTGCCGTTGCCATCGTCATTGGGTGCGTTATAGTAGAACGCGCCGTAGGGGCCGTAATGCTGTTCCCAGAAGTCACGCAATGCATTTCTGTCTGATTCCTTCAGAAACGCGCGTCTCACCAGGAAGCGCCTAGCCCCAGTGCCAAGAAGATAGCGCTGTTCTATCTTTGCATTTCCGGAGCCGAACTGATGGACTACGACGTCGGGAGCAAGGGCCTGTCCGTAGCCATAGTCAGGCACGATTGGAAAAGTTCCGCTCGGCGTAATCTCCGGTACTGCAATATTGCCAATATAGTCTGACACCCTAAGTCACCTCTATCAGTGCGATCTCCGTGTCAATGCGCCCTGGGCTAGCGGTCTGCTCCCAGGATGAATCAAAGCGCACGGCGTAACGCCCATGCGCAGTATCATATGGATCGTAGAAGAAGAATGCTTCTGTAGCCCCCTTGCGGGCTTCATAGAAGCTGCGAAGCTCGGCAATCTGTGACGGAGTTAGCCGTTTAGCCAGCTTCCAGCGCTTGCGGCTAGTGCTTGCAAGCATAGAGCGCTGTGATTCCCCGTTGCGATACTCATTGTCTAGTACTGCGTACTCCCGCTCGTGCACAAAAGCCCGAGAAAGAGTTACGGGAAGTACCGCAACAGGCGCTGCGTTTTGAACCGATCCAGGCATTGTTTGGCGGTCAATTCGACTATTAACGAATGATTAGCCTCAGCGTTCGGTTTGCTGCTTGATTCACGTCCGAGGTATCTCCGACAGCCACCGAGCGGAAGCGCAGCCAGGATAGGCCCCATAGTGAAGCGGGGTCGAGCGTAACGATTCTCCCGGCATCAAGCACAATCCTTGTGCAGGTCCCGTCCGCGGAATAAACCGGGAACCAGTTTGTTCCATCGACCGATGATTCGACGAGCAGATCAGCCGCTGTCCAGGCTGCCGGAGTCAGCAGCGCACAAGCTGCGCCGTCTGCGAGGCCGGTAACGGACGGATCCAGGTATTCCCCGCTGCTGACTGCCTGCCCTGACGAGATTGTAAAGTCGTAAAGCATTTGTTCCTCTCCTTAATTCATTTCCGTCGCTGCTTCTGTTGTGCTTAGCGTGGCCTTCACTACCACGCCTTTTTTCGCCAAAATCGCGGCGATTGTGGAGACGATTTTGTTATCGTAATCCGGCTGCTTCAGCCCCGTAGCCCCGCATAGCTCACCCATAACACCCCACAGCTCATCAGTTAGGACTGAGCCGTCCGGCGGGATTCCAGTGCTGTCAGTAGAGCCGACGGTCAAATCAACCAGCAGTAACGTGTTGTCAAAGCGTCTCGCAATATACTTGTGCATGCCACCTCCTTTAAGCTGTGAACGTCACGGTCCACTCTGGGCCATCGGGTTTGCAGGTTCCATTCACCAGGTCATAGGCGTATTCCTTGCCAGTAGTCGGTGGGCTGGCTGGTTGATAAATTCCGCTTGGGGCTGAGTTCGATCCGCCCACGTTGCACGATGGGGCAGGGTCGGTAAAGTTTGCCTTGCCGTTCCAGAGACCTTGGAGAACCTTATCCACCGAGGCTTGTGAGAGAGCGTTGCTTTGGAGTTGCAGGTTACGCAACGATACCAGTCCGGTGAAATCGGACGCCGCGCTGATACTTACCGCACCGGTCGGCATGGAGTAACAGGACAGGTACTGAAGCGACGTCCATGCGGCCATGTCCGCGCTATTTACGGTGTAATTGCCCGTGGGCATGGAGGCCAGACCCCAGCTCGACGGTCTCCATGCGGCCATGTCTGAGGAAGATATGGTGCTATCCGTCACGGCCGTAACATAGAAATACGTGATCGGACTCGACCGAAGCTGCGCCGTTCGTAGCTGACCGAGCTTCGAGTCGCGCAAATCAATCGCCGTAATCTTCTTCGCCTGCGGGATGCGGATCCGATATGCCCGGGCGGAGGCGTAGGTGTGGTTGAACGAACTGGTAGTGTTGGCCGGCAGCGGCGTCCGGCTGCCATCGCCCCAATCCACATATGTATCGACCGACAGGGTGAGTCGCTGAATGGTCACGGTTTGATTCGAGGCGCTAGTGGTCGCGGTCAGCGTGAATGCGGGGTTTTTGCTAAAAAGTAACATCCGCTTAATGGGTCGCATCCTTAGCTCCTATTTGCTCGCAACGGCGCTAACTGTGAATGGCAGCGCAACCTGTGCAGCCGGTACCGCTAGGCTGGCTCCAAGCCCGAAATATCGCAGCCAGCGCGGTCCAGGCTTGGTGATTGTCGCCAGATTCTGCGATGTCTGCGCTGCGGCTTGTGCGGCCTGTTGACTTGCCGTAGCTGATATGCGCACGGATGCCAGTAGATCGGGCGTCGCGCGTTGAATCTCTCGCATCGTCTGAGCAGTCTGTCCGGCTGTTAGCTTCGCAGCCGCTACTAGCCCAAGCGCGTTTGCCCCGAGTGCTGGGCTGATCTTGCTCCACGCCTGCACGCCGGGACGCGCATCCTCCAGAAGCGCGGTAGACGTCTTAGCGGTCTGTGCCGCATTTGTGGCCACTTCATCTACCGCGCCCTGGATCTCGCTCAGCCGCTCGTCAAGCTTTACCGCGGCCGAGTCCACGCGCCTAAGGAGCCCGGCGCGTGTAATCATGATTTCTCTAATCGCATCTCTGCGCGTTAGCGCCATTTGCTCTTCCGCTATGCTTGTAGCATCAATAAGTCGGGCATTGACCACGGACAGAATCTCTGTCGGCAAATCGCGCCAGGCACGCAGGCATAGGGAGGCTTCAATTGCGCACCATGAAAGACATAGAAGCGCAACGGCGGAAACAAGCTCAAGAATTTTTCTCATTTTTCATCCAAGCAAGTCCATCGGCCGTTGCCGCGGATCACATCCTAGCTTTTCCGCGACGAAACGAGCATAGGCATCCGGGTCATTGCGGTCAGAGCTCGGCGCATAAACGCGAAACATCTCCTGAAGGGTAGGCGCTTTTCCTTGGGTGTATTTTCCGTTGATGTACTGCCAAACGAGGGCCTTTAGAATTCTCCATCCCTCCTCAAGGGCTCGACGGGAGATCTCTTCCACGGATGCACCGCGAAACTTCTCAGATGCCCAACTGACAAAGTCCACATATCCGGCAAAAGTAGGGTAGGGATTGCCTTGTGCATCTTTCCAGCGCCGTATGTTCCCTGGATTGGCATTGCGCTGTGCGCGGGTAGGATAGGCAATTCCGCGTTTTTCTGCCTCCGCTTTTGAGACGTAAAAGCCCTCACGCTCTGCTATGGCCTGTGCAATCTTGTCTATCAATTCATCGCGTGTCATGAACGCAAGGCTCCATATGCCAGCTCAATAGCCCGATTAATCAGACTGGTCGAGAGCGATGGGAACCTTGTCTTAAGTGCGGCGGCCACTGTGTCTCGAATTGCAGTGCCCTTATCCTGTGATTGCAAAATGGCGGGCACTCCGAGCTTGTTAGCCAGTGCGATAAGCTCGTCATCCGTTCGGTTCGGCGTCATCTGAGCAGCCACCGAAACGAATTCGTAGGCGACTTCGAGATATGGCGACGCCGTTTCAATGCCCTGAAGAACGCGCGACCAGAAATCACGCGTAAACAACTTGGCAAAGAATGCCGTAAGTTTAGTCCAAAATGTTTTCATTATCTCACCCCTTAATCCTTTAACTTTTCCAAACTGCTTGTAATCCATTTAGGCAGCGGAACGCCGGCTTTCGCTATATTCTCTGTAATGCTTAGCGCTTCATGAATGCAGTAGTAAGTAGCAACGGCCGCTCCTATAGTAAGTGGGGTCCCTCCCCAGGGTGATGGAACCTGTATCCCTAAGTGTCTGCCAGCTATTTCAGCTCCACAGACACAAATAATTACCATTACTTTTTTGCCGATTCCTCTCCTACTTACCGCCGAATTTAGGCTCTTAGCCTGCCACGCAGCCACAAGGCCCGTCAGAATATCGAATAGAACAGCATATACTAAGAGCTGTATCATGACATGCAAGCCCCAGAAAGCAGAAATAACTACGGCTGCCGTAGCCTTAGCGAACTTCACCATTGATTCCATATCTATCTTACCTCTGAGTTACGATTGCGTTACGAGCCGCTATGCCGGTATAAGCGGCCGCTGCCGCGACGTTCGCGACTATCGCCCATTTGCGCCAGCGCCGGTTTTTGCGAACGGCGAGCGATGTGGCTAACGTAAACCCGAATAGGCCCGATTTTATCGTTGCCCCGCGCGATCCGAACCGTCCATCGGAAGAACGTAGAAGTGGGTTGCTTTCGTACCGCCCCCATGACGAGATCCCGTCCGCTAACGATGCGGCTCCATGCGCCGTTAGCGAAACGGCTAGCCAGTCCGCACCCTTGCCCGGCGTTACCTGGGTGCAGAATAGCGCTAAAGCGAACAACCAGCGGCGATGCATCGCTATGCCATTACCAAACCCGGACTCATTTGCAATGCGGCAGACTGCCGCCGCCCAGAATTCTGCTTCATTGCACTCATTACTGCCGATTGCACCGTGCGCGGGTTATTCACCACCACGCGGACGGTTTCTTGCTCAAAGAATTCCTTGGCCCCTGGGATGCTTATATTGATCACCGTTGTACCGCCAGATGGCGCTCCCGCGCCAATGCGGTCAAGTGAGAAAGCCCCATTAGACGCGTTCTGCTGATAGAGCAGGCCGCCTTGCTGTAGAAGTGATACCGGCGTTACCTTTGGGGGGATGCCCGAGGTGCTCTGACCGGTGGACATTGCATAGAGTTCCACTAAGTCGCGCACTTGCTGACTCCGTATAGCCGCGTCCAGGTTTCCGCCAAAGCCTTGCTTCGCCATATTCACAATTTCGGTCAGGATGTTTTTTTCACGGATGTCGACGCCGTAGGTGGCCTTGATTTTCTCTCGAGCCTTCTGTTCAGCACTCTTGTGAAATAGCCCGATTAGCCCCGTGATTGCGCCAACTGCTCCTGCGGCTATCCAGCCAAATGGTCCTGCCGCTAGCAGCGCGGGAAACATAGCTGTCAGCGAACCAAAACCGAGCAGCCCACTGAAGGCCCCAAGACCTGCTCCGAGAGCTGTGCCTACGCCTCCCTTTTGTCCAAGCCGGAAGGCTGAAGTAAGCCCGAACAAGGAAGCGCCAAGACCAAGCGGAGCAAGACTGGACGCGGATAATGCGCCCTTGGACAATATGCCTCCTATCTTGGTAATGCCGCCAAGGCCTCCGGGGTATTCGGGCACGCCCGGAATAGGGACGTTGAAGCCGCCAGTAGAGCCAAAAGCCGGCGCGGCGGCGCCAAGGATCGCAGCGGCACCGCCAGCCCCACTTAATCCAACGGGAACGCGAAGGCCAGTGAATAGCCGCATGAGCAGCGCAGCCACCTCGGAGCTCAGTATTTCCTTGATGGCGGTCAGTACGGCAGTCTTGAGGCTGTTTGCCAACGCTGACCAGACCGACTGACCCTTAGTTAGCAGGGCGTCAAATACCCCTTCAGCCTCTCGTTTGAAAGTGTCAAAGACTTTCTGATTATAGTCTTCGACTATCTGAGCCTGCTTTATGGCTGTGTTCTCTTTTGCCGCCTGTATGGCCTCTTGTGTTCCAGCCTCGAGTTCTGCTGTCTGCTCGGAATACTTTTGATCGATAGCCGCTCTACGCTGCTGTATTAGCTCTTCAGAGATGCCCCTTGCCCGAGCTACGGCCTCCATTTCGGCAATCTCAAGGTCTTTTTCGCGATTAAGCTCTTCGCGTTTTAGCTCCAGCGTGCGGTTCAGATAGTCAATCTCGATTTCTAGGCGCTTCTGTTGCAATGCGACTTGCTGCTCAACCGTGCGAGCTCCAACGGCGTCGAGTTGGCGCAATTGCGCGTCACGAATCTGCTCTGCTACGGTCTGCTCGTAGTTCAGCCGCGATTGCGCGGATTCCATCTCAATCTTGCTCGTCTCATCAGCAAAATCGGTAGAATCCTTCAGTTGTTGCTCTCTGATTTTGCGCCAATATTCATTTGCCTCTTCGAGTTCCTTGGCGGTAGCCTGAGCATAGGAGGCCATCTCCTTCGCCGCCTCCTGGCGCAGCGTAATTGTCTCAGCACTCGCAAGGTCTCGTTGCGCCTTGGCACTAAGACCCAACTCTTGCCTGTATTGCCGGTACTGCTCGAGGATTTTCGCGAGACCATCCTGCTCCCCACGCCTGGCTTTGTCTAGGATTTCCGCGCTACGCTTTTCCGCTTCGGCAATTTTCCTCGCGGCCTCTTGCGCTTTCCTTACGTCCTCCTCATCATATGGCGTCGCTTTTTGCTTTTCTGTGGGTGGCGCAGGCATTCCGTAGGCTGATCTAATAGCTTCATCCGTATACCCTTGCTTTCTTAGGTCGGCAAGAGTAGCGCCTTTATTGACCGCTGCGAATAGTGCGGCCTTGTCTGCGGCCTTGCTTAGTGACTGCTGATACGCATCTAACTTTTCTTTTTGCGCCCATACCACCGTGCCTAGAGCAACTACACCGGCGGCGGCAACTGTCCATGGATTCGCAAGCAGGACGGCATTGAGCCCACGTGTGGCGAGAGCGACCTTACCAATGGCAGTTTCTAGGCTGTACAAGATAGAAATTAGCTTGTATTCGACAACTACTATTGCGAGGATTTTCAGATATTCCGCGGCCTGCTTTAGGTAAGCTACGAGCTCCTGCAATCCGCCTCCGCGTACCCATTTGATCGCAGCGTCAGTAAACTCAAGCGCTGCGGGAACAAGTTCCTTAGATAGCGCGAGTTCCAAGCCCAGAACAGCAGAACGTAACGTCTTTAAGTTGTCTTCAAATTCCTCCGCTTTTTTGGCGTCCTCATCAGACATGACAATTCCTAGTTCGCGCGCCTCCTTGGCCATTGAAGCAAGCCCAGAAGAACCTTGATTTAGCAGTGGAATCAGTCTCGCTCCACCTCTCCCGAACAGCTCAACGGCCAGCGCCGTTTTCTGCACGCCGTCCGGCATTTGCGCGAACTTCGCTGCTACATCACTCAGAATTGCGTATGTGTCGCGCATCGAATGGTCGGCATTGCGAGTCTTTATGCCGAGCGCATCGAGTTGCACTGAACCGCCAGCGATGTTTTTAGAAAATCGGGCAATCGAGACGGCGAGGTCGCTCATGTCTACGTCCGACAACTGAGCGGCGTACCGCAACGCACTGAGGGACTCGACGCCCATTCCGACCCGCTGAGCGGTCTTCCCGAGGCTATCCTGCATCTCGATAGCGCCCAATGTCATTGACCTCGCCGCACGGGCCAGTGACATTAAGGCGCCATACAGTGCCTGTCCCGCAAGCACGCCTTTGGTCATGCTCATCGTCATGCCGTCGATGCCTTGGGACGCGCCGCCGGCGCTTTTCACGGCTGTGGCTTCCAGACTAGACAAGCTGGAATTCACGCCCTTGATCGAGGCGTTGGCCCGGCTGGCATCGACCTCTACGACAAGTTCGAGCTTGTTATCAGCCATAATTGCCTACTTGATTTGTCCCGGGCTGTCGTGGTATAGCAAAAGAGCTATGAAGTGCCCGGCTTGCGGTCTTGAAAACGTTCCTTCCGCGGAGTGGTGCGACTGCGGATATTCTTTCACCAGTCGACCACCGCGAACGCCATTGGCATCTGAAACAATCTGCGACGTGTGTAAGAAGCCGATTCCAGCCGGGGCGGTAAAATGCCCCTATTGTCATTCACTATTAGGCTGGAGGGGCACGGTGGTCTCAATGGTTTCGATCATTGCGTTTATCGGATCGATTGTATTTCTTTATTATGGGGCGCTAGCTCTTTACCGCCTCATCAGATAAGCGCTCACGCTCTATCTGGTCGCGTTCCTCCTCGATCACGAGCATGGCGTAGAACTCATCCGCCCGAATTTCGTCCAGGCCGATATGTACGCCGAGCTTCAGCGCCGCGCAAAGATCGATAGCTCGCCGCAGTAGTTCGCCGCGAGGCGAGGACTGCTCCGCATCTAGTTTATCGAGCGGGCAGTGGTCGCAATGCCCGCCGTCGTCGGGGGCGTCCGGGCAAAGGCCTGGATCGCAGAGTTCTTCGCGACGCAGTGCCCAGTGAATCAGAAATCGCAGGGAGGGTTTTTCGGGCCACTCCCCGCTTGTCAGTTTGGGTCAGAAGTGTCCTCAAAAATTCCCTCCAACGCGTCGATCGCAGCCTTTACGGCGACCACCTGGTGGATCACCGGAACTTCACCTGCATAACCTTCGGTCGATTCCGCCAACTTCTTGTAAAGTGCCGCCGCCGGCGCGAGGTTGATAATCAACTCCTGGCGATTATAAGGCAGGTCGAGCACGCGCGCGAAGCCGCGCCGGTATTCAAAGACATCCTTGGCTGAAGGCATGCGCAGCACGTGGCTAACCGTGCCGCCAAGGACGCGCATCGTCACACGGAAGCCATCGCCCACCGGAACAACGTCATCAACATCAGCTTGACTCAACTGCTCTATGATCCGGCTGGCCTCGAAAGCGTCGACTTCAGGCGGGTTCTCTTCCTGCTCGCGGATCTTTGCGAGCAGCGCAGCGTCGGCCTCTGCTGAATCAGGGACAGTAGTCTCCGAGATTCCTCGACCTAGCTGCTTCACGATGACCTTGCGTTTCTTCTGGCGTTCAATCCATTCTTCATCTGACGGAAATCTAACCCGAACCGATTTTAGGCCCTCGGGTGTTCGAAGATTAACCGTGATTGATTGTTTCGCATCAAACATAATTAATTCGCCTTATTGACAGATTCCGTCCACGCCGCATTTTGCTACCGCCGAAATAACGCCATTGGTATCATCCCAGAATGGAAGGCAGTCGACAGACACTGTCACAATGCCGTCGGTTTCACCGACCTCGACAGCAGAGAAAGCAACCTTGGGCCAGGTGATAGCAAGTGAGTTATTGGTGTCATATGACAGAGTCAGGCTTGCCGAGCCCGTGGTTCGGTTTTTAAGTTTGGTCAGCTCGGTTGATCCATTCTCGAAGCGAGCGACAAATTTAAGCGTAGACTGCCGTTTTCCGAACTCCAGGCGTCCGCGGATGGCACCGCTCGTTGCATTGCCAGCGCTTTGGAAGCCAGAGCCCGGATAGAATCCTAGATCTAGCAGAATGTTATTCTTCCAGGAGGCCTCGAGAGAAACGAAATTCTTGTTCGAAACGTAGTCTACGCCATTGATGCTTACTGCGAGCGAAGCCGCCGGCAGAAGTTTTTCCGCCGTTGCCGTCGGTACGGTGATCCCAGACGGCTCGACATATTTGCCCGAGCCCACAAAGTCTACGGTGATCTTTGAGTTGGCACGTCCCGGACCGCTCCCTACCGATAAAGTCCAACCCTCAACTGCGCAGCCCACCGCCATGCGGTCCACCACGACGCCCGTCCCCGGTCTGATCTGTTCGACGAAGCTGAAGTAAGGTAGTTCGGTCGCATCCCCATTCGCCGGCACTAGTGGTGTGCATGTATAGGTGAAGTTTGGCGATGACCCGGATTTCACCACCTTACCGAGTCCGAATGCCATGGCCCACGCGGCGATTTCGGCGCTAAGATATTTTTCTATCTGTCCAGCGACATCCCAGGAAGTATTGAAGGTTTGGGTCGCGAATTCGTGACCTTTTCCATACTCGTCGGCATCACTCTCAGTATTTAGTTTTGGATTGGCGAGAGCGGCGTTGAGTTTGCGCAACTGCCACATCTGACCGCTCGTGTTGGCCGTTGCGATGTCGGCTTGCTTTTGCTTACCGAAGCAAATCTGTATTTCTTGCATCCGTGCTACTGACATCAGGTTTTACCTCCTCTTGTTTTTGCTGCCAGCCCCGAATCATCAGTGGCACGAGCGCAGCCGGGCTGGCCTCCACCTCCCGCACCTCGCCCTGTGGCGAAACCATAAATACCGTATCAGTCATCTCCTATCTCCGTGAAACTTAGTGGAACTTCGAAATAGTCCAGCCCTTCCGCGTCAGTCTGCCGCTGAATCTGTGGCAGGTCCATGGGGTAACAGGACGAATGCACCGCCGCATTGAGCATCGGCACACCCGCAGATGCCGGGACACCCTTGGTGATCAGCCGGAACAACCGGTAATAGGCCGTGGGCGGGTCACCGTCAAAGGTCTCGCGCGCCCGCAGATAGAGCGTGACTTGGTGCCTCCAAACATCCACGCCGCCGAAGCTCCCCGGGCTGGTTCCTTGCCAGGCAACCATGATGCTAGGCGCTGGCATCTGGTGAATAGCTTCCGCGAGGCTGGAGTGCTTGGGATACTGGTCATGGTATGCGAAGATCCGCTGCTCATCGCCCTCCATCTCGGCGACCAGTTCCGGGATGTCGCGCAGCAGTGCGACCAGATTGTCGACCAGTTCGGATGGATCTATCATAGTTGCCTACCGCCGAGACCCTTCTGTAGCAGCAGCCGCGGCTTTATCGCTTCGATCATTTTCCTTGCGGCCTCGAGCACAACCGCTTTGTTCTTCGGCGAAAATACCATCCAGGGTTCCCGTTGTTGATTGACCCAGGCTTTAATTCTGTTCTCTATCCCCACCAGGCGGCCTCTTTTGTTTCTAACCGTTTTTATCGAGGACCGCCCCGTGACGTAAGCCTTTGCGGCCTGTTCGCTCACCGTTCGCGTCTCGAAGCTTTTGAGCATGTCGCCCGAAAGCGTCAAGTTGCGCCGGTTGCCCTTTCCTTGGCGAGTCTTCCAGATGGCGTAACTTTTGGTGAGCGGCTTTGCCGGAGCGTCGTTTGGGCCAATGGCGGATTGCACGCGATGTTTCACCGCGCCAACACCGATTTGCCCTAACTCATACATCTGTCGCTGCTGGAAGGTGAGCCTGTCTAACCGCAGTTGCCGCTTGACATAGACCCGCACGCTAGCCATTAGTCCGCCTTGCGCAACTTTAACACTGCCCCCCCGCTAGAGTCGGCTTCAATGTCAAAGATCTTGTAGACCACTCCATCCACAAGAACAGAATCCCCACGAACGGGTGCAGACGGTAAGTCCGCCGGTCGCACAAACATGACAGCATAGACGCCTGGTGAGGCATCCTCAGCCTGAACTGTCCGCTCAAAGATGGCGCGGACCTGCGCCTGCCCTCCGGATTTAGGTAAGAATACAATATCTCTCCCAAAGGCCGTCAGACAGGCGCGGTCCATGCTGGCAAAGTCTTGCAACATGTCAGTTTGCAAGTAGCACATTAATGGTGCTGGTTCCACCAGTGCTCACAGTGCCAAGGGCATATCCAAAGAATGTCCCAGTCGACTTCTTGCTCAGCTTTGGCGTATCGGCGTCGACGTAATAGATCTTGTCTCCGACCGCAACGGCAGAATTCCCCGCTCCATCTACACCCTTCACGGCGACATTAACCACGCCAGAAATGCGGACAACGGTCTTTCCATCACTGCCGACATCTCCGACTGCTACGCCGCAAAAGCTGCCGATTCGCACTGGGGCGCCCGACGCAGGGGACGATGGATCAGTTACGGCAATCGTCAAGGTTATAGGTTCCTGTACGAAATTTTTCATGGTTCACCTCACGCTCCTGGATTCTTATACAGACCACGCCAATCGATAGCTTTAGCGCCGAAGTCAAGCCAGGCCTTAAGCTTCAAGCCTAAAACATCATCGGGATTATCGATCCTCTGGATCTGCGGCCCTTGCGCCCCATCCAAATAGGCATACTCTACAGTGGGGCATGCCATGGGGTCAGCCGCAAGATACCATGCTGTAGCCGAGGCAACATCTAAGTTGGCATCAGCCACGACCTCGAGCTGGCCAGCAAATGGGTTAAAGTCCGCCTGCTTCGTAACAACAATATTGGGCACGTTGGTGTATTGAACTGCCGTTACGCGCTTGGCATGGGGAACAATTAAGAAGCGTGGCGGTATGTTGAGCGGGGTTTTGCCATCCAGCCCCTTTTGCGTCATCATAGCCACTGATCCGGCGTCAAGCGTGGTGATAGAGATGGCCCCGCCAGTACCGGCCAAGTTTCCATGATTGGTATGGAATAGCGCCACTCCATCGCTCATAGTGGGATTCGAGGTTAAAGCCTCATATACTTTCTTATTTTCAAGTATTGCGGCCTGTGTACCAACACCTTCGAACATTTGCCGGATGGCGCCCAAATCATCATTGATGATCATTTCCCGTGTAATCAGAAGTCCGCCGCTATAAGTCTTGAGGCCGTATTGCTCCTTGCTCTCAGCCACTGAGCCATAGGTTATAGTGCCCCCTTCGGCTAGTTCTACAAAGTTTGGAAATTCGCCAATTCTCACTCGGGTCACTGGCTTAAAGTCGGGAGCGGTACTCTGTTTCGCCCAGCGCTTGTAGCTAGGCGCGGCAACCTGATACGCATCAAGGAGAATCTTATTGGCTACGTTTGCGAGCACATCCGGAAAATCGCTTGTGCTTAACGCAAACTTAACTATTTCATTGGGGTTTGTCGGCCGCCTGCCCCCGGCAAGGTGAATGCATTCTTCAGCCATTCGCGAAAGGCGCATTCCCCGCCATGGTGAGGCCGTATCATCGGCATAACGCTTGTTATCGATTTGATGCAGCAAGGAAGCGGTCATCCCCTCAATCCGCTTATCTACTGCATCGTGTTCAATGCTGACCACTTGCGAGCGCGTAGCGTTCTGCTCATAGCGTCGTGTCAATTCATCAAAAATAGCCGCACGCGCTTCCTCGAGCGTCACGCCGCGCGAGCAAAGATCGTCTGCGAATTTTTCTTCGAGCTTTGCGGCCCGCACAGCAGTTCTGATCTTTTGCTGTTCAGCCACAACTTGCGCACGCAGGGCGGCAATGTCAGCGGTTTCGCGGGTCTCATTGACACCCGCAGTTATTTTTTCATCCATTACTTCCTCCTTCACTGGTTTACGGGTTTCAACCCGCGCTTGTGGTACAACTTGCGAGAGCACGGTAGCTCTCGGATCAGCCGGAACTGGGACAACGGAGATTTCCATCGGCTCCCAGTCAGTGGCCACATAAGAACCGTCCTCTTGGCGGTCGCGCTTATAAATCAGCGCTCCAATCGAAACGTTGCGAATGATTCCGGAGCGGATATCTTGCCAGATAGGCTCGACGTCCGCCCGTTTGCTAAAGCGCAACGTAGCCAGTAGCTTGCCGCTGTCGATCCAGGCCCGCTCTACCACTCCTATCTGATCGCTTACGGTCTCCGCCGAATGAGCGTTTAGGACCGGAGCGCCAACTAGCCTCCCGATGCGAACCTCGCTATCCGACAGTCCGAGGCGCAACTGAGATATTTCCCCCGTCCATGGGTCGATGCGCATCACCGTCGCTCCCGAATAGGCGACTACATTCACGGTTCGGGCGGACGCGTCTACCGTCGCGGGAGGCGAAAGAACTGAAGAGAGCTCCACATGTTCGGCGCTATCGGTCGCTGTGCCGCCGGTCTCTCGGACACTCGCCTGCATGAGCTCAGGGGGCTCCTTGCCGCCGTCCTTTAGGTGGGCGGCCAGGTGCCGATACACTCCTTGGCGGTCGCTGTCAGGAATGTCCGCGCCACCGCGGGCATGATTGAGCGCTCCAATACCCGTAGAGCATGCAGTCATGTTAGCTGGCCCGGGGTCGCCGTTCCCATCAACTTCGTGATGCGGAAACTTGTAAGCTGACTTGGTTGATTGATCAGCCTTAGGGTCACGCCAGGCATACTCGCGTGCGTAATAGGATTGGCTTTCGCCGGATCTCAGGCGCTTCTCATTCGCACCGGCGTCCCAGGCTGAATCAGATGTATCGGTATGATGTACTGCAATAGCTGGCATATAACTACTCCTTTTGTTCGATTCCCTTAGCAGTTACCTTTCTTGGATCGCAATCCAATACAATTCCCAGACGGTCTAAGGCCTCGTTGGTTCTAGCTATCTCGGCGAGTTGCTCGTCCGGATCGTATCCCATCTCGGAAATCGCTTCGCGTAGCGTTGTGAGACCGTTACGAATGTTGGCCTGTACCGCCGCAACCTCTTTCTCTGGATCGACCCATTCCCACTTTGGCGGGGTCCAAGTCACGGCTGCATCAATCCCGCTAAGCGTCATTACTCTATCCCACACCGGTTGGCAGAACTGTGGTATGAGTATTTGCCAGCGGAATTGATCGATCATGCGCCTGAATTCGAGTAATCCGGCGCGGATGGAGGAGTAGTTAGTCTGCGACAGATCTCCCGTCAGGATCTCATAGGGAATGCCAAGGCCCGACGCAATCGACCTAAGCTGATGCCTAACGTAGTCCGAATAGCCTGCGGACAATTGAGGCGTAGCAAACTTTACATCCTCGCTGTCGCCCAGGTACGTTATCATGCCAGGCTCAAAACTCTCGATGCGCTGTCCGCTGCCGGAATCCGTGCGTGATGTGCCTAAGGTGCGGGCCGGATCACCACCGGTAACGAAGGCGGCAAAGCACGCCTCGATCTTCTTTCGGACCAGCTCGGCTTCCTCGTAATCATCTAGATCGCGCAGCCGCATGATGACAGGAGCAAGCCAAGGTACTCCGCGTTCCTGCCCGGGACGATCTTTGCGATATATGTGTAGGATCTGATCCGCCGGTACAAGATTGGGCACTGGCAACGTCGCCCCGACTAAGGTGGACGCTTCTCCGGGATGCCGGTCATATAACCAGTACCCAATCCTGCGTCCAATCAGGTCGTACTGAATGCCTTGGATCATGTAGCCAGTATTGGTTGAGCCTGTCTTCCATGAGGCCAGATAGTCGGGTTCGAGTACCTGTAACTGCAACGGGGGATTTACGCCATCTCCTACCCGCCGGGGGCGGAACCGCACCAAGCATTCGCCGCTTTCCACCACAGTCCGGGCCACTAGCGCTTGCAGCCCGTACCAGTCCAGCGCCCCGTCGGCGTCGCAGATATCGATCCAGCTCTGCCAGCGAGTTCCGGCCTTAACATTTGGCGTGCGTGCCACTATGCCGGCGCCAATAGCATTCGCGGCCACCGCCGAGACTGCTCGGGCGGCATAGGCATTATTGCGCACCAAGTCCCGCGATCTCGCCCGCAATTTAGACGCTGCACTAGCGATTTCGGCGTTTGGCCCGGTCTCTTGCGCGAGCCATCCAGACGTGCGGCGGGTGCTGCGCGCCGCCTCATAGGAGAAGCGTTCCGCGGCGCGCATACTCATACGTGCGTGCAGACGACGGCTCGCCAGTGCTGGATCAAACCATCCGATTATGCGGTCTAGCCAGTTCATCCCTTTGTAAACTCCGTATAACTGACCGGCCGCTGTGCCTGCTGCAAGCGCGCAATTTCCGCATCAATTGCGGCTAACGCCTTAGCTTGGTCGGAGTATTGCACACTCCGCTCGCCAAATTGCACACGATAGACGCCGATGGTTTTAAGAATGTCTTCGCGCTGCGCTTGAAGCTCTTCGAGTGTCATCGTAGCCAACCCTTCCGTATGGGAATCCAAGACCCACGCTGCTCTGTATGCTGCGTCGGTTGCGTTTTGGACGCAGACTGAACTGGCACTGATTGCTCGAGCTCTTGCCAGTGCTTATCCGTGAAACGGTCTATTCCATAGATTGCTGCGGCCGCGCGTGCATAAACGCGGCAGTCCAGCGCCTCATTGCGCCGATTTGGATCTTTTACCCAGTGCCCTTTTACGAAGCTTTCAGACGTCAGCTGCTTAAAGTACTCCTCACCGTAACGCGGAAAATGGCAATAGCCTGCCGGAAATGGTTCTCCACTTTCTTCCGTTGGGGGACTAAGACGCAACCGGCTGGAGAGCTCAGATTTGGCCACTGGTGTACCTATCGCCCACAACCGTGTGCCGCGCTTTCGGCTGGAATCAATCGGAGAGGCTCCCAGAATCAACTTATCTGCACGTGCCGTTCCTTTGATCGCTACTACTGTCTTCGGATGCGGCGCCCTCGCGCCACTAGGGCCCCAGATAGCCTGCGGATGCTTCCGCGCCCACTCATAAGTCAAGTGCGGATTGAAACCTGAGTCAATACACAACACCCTGATGGGGAGTCCGCTGAACTCAGAATCAAGTAAGTCATCTAGGTCTCGCCAAACGGAAGCCTCTGCTATGTCACCAGTTAGCACACGGTAGTCTACTGACCAACTTTCTTTGTTACGACCCCATGCAACCACTTCGACTTCGATCCGGTCCCGTTGGACGTCCGCGCCGGCGGTGAGGAACAGGCCACCGCGCGGGACAGTGCCGATCGGGTAATCCTCGCGCCGGTCGTAAAGTGGTTGCCAGTCTGGCGCGTCGCCGCGCTCCTGCCACGACTCGCCAAGCACCAGGTTCACGAATGACTTCAGCCGCTCGACATCCTTCTGCGCCTTCTCCCAATCCTCAGCGGCACGTTCCCATGAGTACCAGCCCACCGGGCTGTAAAGGCTTGACAGGTGATAGCCGCGCGTGCGCCCGTCGCCTTGCGCCTCGGGCCGCCACTCGCCGCGCGCGAGCATCGTGCTCTTCTGGTAGTTAAAGATCGGCTGCTCGCAGGCGATGCAGTGGTAGGCGGCTTTCTGCGGCTCGCCCTTGGGCCAGCGCAGCCGCTCGAACTTCAGCACTTGAAATTGGTCGCAATGCGGGCACGGCACCCAGTAGTGCCGCTGGTCACTCTCAGCATATGCTGCCTCAATTCGGCTTAGACCGGTAATTAGCGGGGTCGAGGTCATGAATATCTTGCGGCGCGAGAATGTGCGCGTGCGGGCTAGCGCTAGATTGATCGGATCTCCCTCTTCATCCACGTCGCCAGGGTATGCATCGACCTCATCGAGGAACAAATACCGGACGGCCATTGAGCGAAGACCAACCGCGCTGTTTGCCCCCGTCATTACCAGTAGTCCGCCGGGGAATTCCTTCGACAGAACGGTGTTACCTGAGTCTCGCATCCGGGCCGGCTTGACTAGTTGCCTTAGCACGTCGCTTTCTTCAATAAGAGGCTCAATGCGCTGCTTTGAATTGCGCTTAGCCATCTCAACTGTGGGCTGAACAACCATCATTGGGCCGGGAGATTTGTGGATTACGTAGCCTATCCAGTTATTGCCACACTCGGTTGCCCCGACCTGTGAGCCCTTCATGAACACTACTCGCTCGACCGGGCATGACGGTGAAAGCGAGTCCATAATCTCCCGAAGATATGGGGTGCGGTCCGTGCGCCATGGGCCCGGTTCAGCCGCTGACTTGCCCGACAGTCTTCTATAACGATCAGCCCACTCGGAGACACTAAGCACCGGATCGGGCTTTAATCCAGCATTAAATGCCTCGTTGTATACTTCAGTCGCTAGAGCCAGCAAGATCGTCTAACGCCTTCCTAATCTCTTCTGTAAGAATCTTGTGTACCTTGTCTGCATCTGTCTCGGCGGCGAGTACGGCCGCCAATCTGTCCGGTATGTTCAGTAAGTTGTCCCGAACTGTACGAGCCTTAGTGAACGCTGCAACTTGTACCTCATCGCGACTTACTAGCTTGCCGACCTTTTCGTCAAACTCAATTCGAGCGAGCCGCGCTAAGTAGTGCTCGCGGATCGCCCGGGCTGTGTAGTAATCTGGGCTCCCGACCGACTTCGGATCTGCCCTCACTGCATTGCGCTGAACCCTCGGACGCCACGCCGCATCAGCCTGTTCCGTATCGATTGATCCATCAGGAAGCGGTTTTATTAACCCCTGCTTGATCGCATTATTTACCGCTGTATGACTGGCACCTACTAGCTTTGCGTAGGCCCTTGCGCTCTTTACGATCACATTGTTACGCTGCGGCTGGTGCGGTGTTAAATAAATGCTCTAATTTTGGATGCGCTATGGGTCTTACGATCTTATCCCATGGGGCGCTTCCCGGCTTAATTCTTCCGCAGTATTTTTCCGCACCTCCAAACTTGCGCAGTACCGACAAAAGGCGCTTTAGGTCAACTACAACTGGGCGTCCGCCCCTTATAGCAATTGCCTTGTCCCGCATCAGATTTCGCTCAATCTCTGCGAACTCTTCACCGGCCCTCGTGCTTACCATCGCCAGTAGCCGCATCCCGGGAGAAAATACCCTTGTACGCTCAGCCATAATTACGCCCCAATCGCGGTCATCTCCGCGTCCGAATAGCTCCTGCCACTTAACGCGATAGTCACGGTCCCAGTGGATCGGCTCATACTGCATCGGTGTGTGCGGGGTCGGCAAAAACACATTCGGACTTGGCTTCAGCACGAAGTCTTCGGCCCCTGGCAATTCACTTACTTTTTGTAGTAACTCCTTGAATTCCCGCCAATCCTCTTCATCCTCGCCGGGTAAGTCGAGGATGACGTACCAAAACATTCCCCGTCTTCCTTCCGCAATGGCCCTCCTAACAGCTTCGATAATCTGCTCGTTTCGGTACGGCTTTTTCACCAGTCGCCGCAGCCGCTCGCTCAGACCCTCGATTCCAACTCTCGGAACAGAATCCTTTCGGCGTGATAGTCTGTCGAGGCGAACGTCGCTATCAACACGAACCTTACCGAGCCTGTGAGCGGCCTTTGTTATTTCCTCATCCTGACTGTGAATCGTCGGCTCTGGCGCAAACAGCGCAACCCGCTTGCGACGCGTGGACCGAAGAGCGGATATTATTCCCTCGAGCGGCAGCTCGCGGTAGGGCTTCCAGTAAGTTACAGCGCAAAACGTACAGGTAAACTTACATCCTCGCGCAACTTCAATGCGCGCAATATCGTTTGTTTCGTGCACAAATGGCCTCAACTCCGGAGCAAAACCGGGAGTCGGGGGCGGGCCGCCATCATAAAGCACACAAGCCGGTAAATTACCGCCAATAAGTTCCGGTAAGACGTTTTCTCCATCTCCAACTGAGACGAAATCTACAAGACCGCTGAAGGCATACGGATTCATTGTGTTGAATCCGCCGACTACGGTCTTCGGCCGCCTGGTCTTTCTCTTTTCGCACCCTGCTGTCCGTAAAAAATCCGCTATGACGTATATATGCTCCCACCAGAAGGCCGAGAATACTGCCCAGTCTACGAGCGGAGCGGTGCGCGGAGTAATGCGATACAGCTCGTGCCCGGCAGACTTCAGGTCGTCTAACACGAGCGCAAGGCCATAACCGAAATCGTCTCGACCGCACGTTAGATACCCGATCTTCATTCATCAACCGTGTACTTCCACAGGTACGTCTTTCCGAGTGCGTCAAGCTTGTTCAAAATGGCTTCGCGGCTTCCAAGCCATACCGTTGCCGGAACAGACAGTCTAATGACAATATTGGTCGGTGTATCTTCCGTTTCATCGTCTACCGACTGACCGCGTGCCGGCTTGTCTGGTTGGAACAAATCCGCCAGCTCTTCATCGCTGAACCCGATCACGTCAAGGTCAAAATTGTCATCCCTGAGGGCTGCTAGCTCCTCACTGAGTAACTCCTCATCCCAGCCGGCATTGAGAGCCAGTTTGTTGTCGGCAATCACCAGCGCCCGCCGCTGGGCCTCCGTCAGGTGATCGAGCACGATCACCGGCACCTCGTCCAGCCCGAGCTTGCGCGCCGCCAGCAGCCGGCCGTGACCGGCGACGATCCCGTCGCGCGAGTCCACGAGAATCGGATTCGTGAAGCCGAACTCGGCAATCGAGGCCGCGATCTGCATGATTTGCTCTTCAGAGTGTGTGCGCGGATTCCGATCGTACGGAATCAGCCGCTCTGTGGGCCACATCTCGATGCGCCGCGCTATTGACGGGGTGGCTGTATCTTTCATTTGGAAAGTGGAAAGTTTATTTCCGGTCTGACGCTAGCGAAATTTTGCAACAAATTCACCCGCCGCCGCCGGCTTCCTGGAAGGACCCGTAAATCCATGATAATACAATACTTAGCCCATCTCTTCAGATTTTGTACCATCAGTCCCCCTAACGGTAACCCGCGACGAGTTCGGACCCGATTCTGGCCTAAGCACCGCCTGCAGCCGCCTCAGCCTGCACCACAATATAAAGGCCCAGCCGCATACATCCAGAAGCTCCTCCTCAATCTCGCCAATTAGCTCTGATGGCTCTCGGCGGAAGGATATCTCCCCATATTCCCGCGCGCCGGCCTCCAGGCGCTTTCGTAAGCGTAGCCAGAACTGCGCCAGCTCTTTCTCATGATCCGTCATCGCGATGCCATGCATTCTGTAAGCACGGCCAGGAAGATCGGGCGCAGCTCGTTACCACGTCCGAGTTGCCTGAGCTTCCAGCACAGCCGCCCGTTGTCCAAATGCTCGCGGAAGCTATAGCGCGTTCCCATATACTGCCGTATGTTCATCATTGGCCCATCACACTCCCGCCGAAAAAGGATGGCGCGATTGATGTGCCCCTTCGGGTGGCGCACAACGCGAGCGATCAAACCGGCGGCCTCGAGCCGAGCCAGGCGCTGCTCGCTGACCCAGTCAGCCAGCTCGCCGTCAGTGGTGTATAAGGGGATCTGGTTATTCACGCAAATATACTTTGGGTATGAAATCCTGCGGGAAAGAGTTTCACGAGCGTCCCGGCGCTCGTATTAACTACCTCAAGCTGCAGTCTTTAGATCCGGTTGGTCCTCACATCGTGGCTTGGCCTCTCGAATCGAGCGCCATCGCTGGGCGCGCTCCTGCTCCCATTTGCGATAATCGCGCTCACCTCCCGCAGAACAATGCGGCAATCTGAGTGCCTCTCGATGTATTCTCGGCGTATATTTTTTATCGTAGGGGTATCCATAAAAGCCATTAGATGGCTTATCGTCCGGAAGTTCTTGAGTAAGCCATTTCGATACCTGTTCCACTTGATTTGTCCCGTTATTAAGTGGCCGCTTGTGGGATTTTTAGCATACTTTTGGGTAAATTATTTTTTTTTAATCCCAAGACGCTTAATAGCTCGACTCAACCTAACGCGTAAAACTTGAGGAGTTATCCCCAGTTTCCCTGCTGCCTGTTCCTGGGTAAAACCGTAAACATAGACTAACTCCACGGCCTCTAACTGCTTCTTAGTCAACAGCTTCTTTGACAGGTGGTAATCTTGGAAGAACATCCATGGCTCGGGCCTAGAGGCGTGCGCTGCCAACAAAAGGGGATAGTTATCCGGGCGAAAGGCCGCAGCAATAGACGCCCGCAC